TGCCCCGCCCAATGTTGCAGCATCGAGCGGGGCGGGTGGGACAAATCTCACCACAAGATATTGTGTCCGTGCTTATTGTAGCACGGAAGAAAGGAAAAGGCAAGATGCTAAAGCCACAACAGTTAACGCGACGGCGAAATGACCTTGAGCGAGCCGTGCGCGGTGCGATGGGACGGGCGTTGATTCGCACCGGCAAGGAGCTGGGCGAGGAAATCGGCCTATCGGAAACGCAGATTTGTAACAGAATGGCGGGGCGTTCCCGCTGGACTTTAGAGGAAATTTGGGAGCTTGACCGAGTTTTGCAATTTACCGACGCGGAAAAGCTCATGCTGATCGGAGGCGCGAAATGATTGATACGCTGTTTTTCGGCGGCATCGCCGCTGCGGTGATTGCGCTCAACGGCTGCGACTTCAAGACGGGGCTTGCCGTTATCGGTGCGTGCGCGGTGTGTAAGGTGCTGTATGAGCTACTGCCGTTCCTCGACAGGGGGTGCAGACGGTGAAATGCGAGCTGTACCATGACAACTTCCAGAATTTTAAGAAATACGGAATCCCAAAGGCGCAGCTCGTGATCGCGGACATTCCCTACAACATCGGCGCTGATGCTTACGGGAGCAACCCGACGTGGTACATCGGCGGCGACAACAAAAACGGCGAGAGCAAAAAGGCAAAGAGCAGCTTTTTCAACTCTGATGGCTATTTCAAGATCGCTGAATATATGCACTTCTGCAACCGCCTTTTGAAGAAAGAACCGAAGGAGAAAGGGCAAGCCCCGGCAATGCTTGTTTTCTGCGCGTTCGACCAGATGCAGACCGTTATGGAGTACGGGAAGCAGTACGGATTTAAGAACAGCTACCCGATGTTTTTCTGCAAAAACTATTCCGCGCAGGTGCTTAAAGCCAATATGCGAGTAGTAGGTGCGACGGAGTTTGCGGTAGTGCTTTACCGTGACAAGCTCCCGAAATTTAACAACGGGCGCGAGATCGGCGAAGATGGGAAGCCGATTCGCGGCACTGGGAAGATGGTTTTTGACTGGCAGAAGTGGGAACGCGACGGGAAGGACATTCCCAAAATCCACCCCACGCAGAAGCCGGTGAACGTGTTGAAACGGCTGATTGAAGTTTTCACGGATCCCGGCGACGTTGTGATTGACCCATGCGCGGGAAGCGCGACCACCCTCCGCGCGGCGTATGAACTGGGGCGAAATGCTTACGGGTTTGAGATCGACAGGAATTTCTACAAGGCGGCGCAAGAAGAAATGCTCGTCCCGCTGTTTGAGAAGCCCACACAAATCACGATGGAAGAGGTGACATGATGAGAAGGCACGACAAGCGAACGAGAGAACAGCGCAAGGCCGACGAATCGGCACTGTTTGCTGCCGGATGCTTTGGATTAACGTTGATCCTCATCGGCATTGCGTTACTGCTTACCGGCTGCTCGCTGGTTTTGCTGAGTGTTGATGCGAAAGACGTTGATGAGCCGGAAGCGCCTGTTGTCGAAGAGTATGACCCAGCGTGGGACATTCCTGCGACCGAAAGCGCGGTGTGCAACGACGTGTTTCTTGGAGAGTTTACGCTGACGGCCTATTGCCCCGGGCGCTGCTGCTGCGGCAAGTGGGCAAGCGGCTACACCGCGACCGGCACGATGGCGACCGAGGGACGCACGATTGCGGTCGACCCGAAGGTGATCCCTTACGGAACGCGCGTGCTGCTGATCTGGCCAGACGGTACGCAACACAGCTACATCGCCGAGGATTGCGGCGGCTGTGTAAACGGGAACCACATCGACGTGCTTTTTGACGATCATCGGGCGGCGCGCGTGTTTGGCGTGCAGAGCGCGATGGTGTATTCGGAGGGGAATCAATGATCTATCGCTGCACTTGCTGCCACCTCATTTTTGACGAGCCGGACGTTATGCGTCGGCGCGAAAATCTTGACGGTGAGCGCGGCTATGCCCTCGTGACGGAAAAGTTCTGCCCGGATTGCGGCGCAGAGGAAATGTATTTTGAAGAATTGGAGGAGACCGAAGATGGATAACACCCTGATGAAAGTGACTCAACTCCCCGTGATCGAGGAGCATTTGAGGAGCCGGAAGGAGCAGACGGAGCAGCGCGTCGCAGAGGCAATGAGCCTTGTCTGCACCGACGAGACCTTAACCAGCGTGAAGAACATTCGCGCCGAAATGAACCGCGAGTTTGCCGATGCCGAGACCCAGCGCAAGGCCATTAAAGCCGCAATCATGGAGAAGTACGACAGCTTCGAATCCGTCTACCGTGAGTGCATCGCCGACCCGTACAAGCGCGCCGACGCAGACCTGAAAGCCAAGATCGACGCGACGGAAAGCGAAATCAAGAGCCGCTGCGAGGAAATGCTGCTGGGCTATTTTCAGGAGCTGTGCGCGGTCAACGAGGTCGACTTCCTTTCGTTCGGGCAGACCGGCGTTAAGGTCGATATGGCGAGCGCCAGAGCCAAGACGCCGAAGAAGCTCATGGAGCAGATCAAGCTAAAGGTGGACGGCGTGGCGCAGGATATGAAAACCATCGGCACGATGGGCGAGAACGCGCCGGAGATCATGGTGGAGTACAAAAAGAACCTCGACCTCTCGCTTGCGATCTCCGTTGTCAACGAGCGTCACCGCCGCGCCGAGGAGGAGTGCGAGGCCATGAAACGCCGCACGGAAATGGAGGAGGCCCGTGCTGCCGGAGCACCCGTCCGCGAGGATACCGTCGCAGCGGCCCCACAGGTCGTCCCGAAGCGCGTGGAGCAGGCGGCGGTCGAACGCCTCACGGTGTTGTTCCGCGTGACCGATACGCGCGAGCGCCTGCGCCTTTTGAAGCAATTCCTTGTCAGCAATGGCTATCAGTACGAATGATTATTTTAAGGAGGATATTACCATGAACGAAATGCAGACCTACAACAGCACCGAAGTTGTGAGCGCCAAGAGCGTGAACGCCGAAATGATGATCTCCCGTCAGGCGCAGGAGGTACAGGCGGCAATGGTCGTCGCCAAGCGTTTTCCCCGTGACGAGATCGAAGCGAACAACCGCATTCTCAACGCCTGCAAGCGCAAGAGCCTTGCCGAGCGCGCGATCTATGAATACCCGCGCGGCGGCGAGAATGTGACCGGCCCGTCGATCCGTCTCGCCGAGGTCATGGCGCAGAATTGGGGCAACCTCGACTTCGGAATTACCGAGCTGGAGCAGAAGAACGACGAGAGTACCGTCATGGCCTACTGCTGGGATTTGGAGACCAACACCCGCCAGACGAAGATATTCACCGTGCCGCATATCCGCTACACCAAGAAAGGCAGCGTTGCCCTCACCGACCCGCGCGACATTTATGAAATGGTCGCCAATCAGGGCGCGCGCCGTATGCGCGCGTGCATTCTCGGCATTATCCCCGGTGACGTGGTGGATGCTGCTCTTGCGGCGTGTACCAAGACAATGATGGGAAAGAGCGATGAACCCATGATTGACCGCGTGCGAAAGATGGGGCAGGCGTTCAAGGACGATTTCGGCGTACCGATGGAGTGCCTTGAAAAGTACATCGGTTGCAAGGCCGAAGCGTTCACGGCGCAGAACATTGTGCGCCTGCGTAATGTATATACCTCACTGAAAGAGGGACGCGCGAACCGCGAGCAGTATTTTGATCTTCCGACCGTCGAAGTGGACGAAACTACAGGCGAGGTCAAGAACGAGCTGCCCGCTCCCGCTGATGCCATCGGTACGCCGGACGACGGAAAGACCGGCACCACCAAGCAGGTGAGCATGAATGATCTGTAAGGTCAAGGTCATTTCGACCGGCTCCAAGGGGAACGCCGTACTGCTGAATGATGAAATCCTCATTGACTGCGGCGTTCCCTTTCGGGAACTCGAATCGTACTGCAAGGGATTGAAGCTCGTCCTGCTGACGCACATTCACGGAGACCACTTCAACCCCGAGACCATCAAGCGCCTGCACTTCCTGCGCCCTGCGCTGCGCTGGTGCGTCCCTCCGTGGCTTATGGAACCGATGGAACGCATCGGCGTGGACCGCCGCGTGACCGATGAGGCTATGCAGCGTCACGATCTGTTCTACCTTTTATCCGAAAGCACTTCCGCTTATGTATGGTACAACTCAATTCCGCATGATGTTCCAAACTGTGCGTGGCATATTCAGTTTGCAGACGGCGAGAAATCGGACGGGTTCGACAACGTCTTCTATGCGACGGACTGCGCGTCGCTGAATGGGGTATCTGCGTTGGCCTATGACCTTTATCTGATCGAAGCCAACTACGGCGAAGAGGAGATACAGGAGCGCATGAAGCGCAAGCTGGAAGCGGGAGAATTCAGCTATGAGAGCCGCGCAATGGAGAGCCATCTATCCCGCGAGCAGGCGCACGCATGGATCGCCCAAAACGCCGCCATCGGCAAGAGCCACGTGCTCTATCTGCACCAACACCAAAGCGAGGAGGAATTGAAATGAGCATGAATCGAATCTGCCTGATGGGACGCATCGGGCGTGACTTGGAGCTGAAAAAGACGAACAGCGGCGTATCCGTTGTGTCGTTCCCTCTTGCCGTTGATCGCAACGGCAAAGAGGGCGGCACAGACTGGATCGACGTTGTCGCATGGCGCGGCACGACGGAGGTGCTCTGCAACTACGCCGATAAGGGTCGCATGATCGGCGTCGAGGGGCGCTTGCAGATGCGCGATTGGACGGACAAGAACGGCAACAAGCGCAGGAGCTACGAGGTGCAGGCTGACAGCGTGTATTTCGCAGACAATAGGCGCTCGGAGGATAACAACACCGCCGCACCGAAATACGCCACAGAGAGCGCCGCAGGCGGCTTTGCAGAGGTCGGCGAGGGCGACGGCGAGCTGCCGTTTTAAGGCGGTGACGGTATGGCGGAGAGCAAAGAATATGTCAAGCTCTGGCTGAGCTACGAGGACTATTTCCGCGAGTATGACGACGAGTCGATCGGGGCTATCGTCCGGGCGATGCTCGCTTACCGGAAAAACGGAGAACAGCTGAAGTTTGAAGGCCCCGAAAGGTTTATTTGGCCCGCAATTCAGCGGGATATTGACGAGTCCATAAAGGCGCAGGAAGCCGCCTCCAATGTTTACCGAGAGAACGGCAAAAAGGGCGGCAGACCGCCGAAAACAAGCGGCTTTTTGGAAACCAAGGAAAACCAAAAAAACCAAAGCGGTTTTTTAGAAACCAAAAAAAGCCAAGGACAAGGACAAGGACAAGGACAAGGACAAGGACAAGGACAAAGTGTTATTTCTCGCGCGAAGCGCTTCACGCCCCCCACACTCGCAGAGGTTCAGTCCTATGTGGCTGAACGCCAATCGCCCGTAGACCCACAGGGGTTCATCGACTTTTACGAGTCAAAAGGGTGGTTGGTCGGCAAGACCCCCATGAAAGACTGGAAAGCGGCTTGCAGAAATGCGGAGAAGTGGGAACGATGGGCCAATAAAGCACCGCAGACACGGCCGGGCGGCGATGTATTCGCTGAGATGCTGGAGGAGGAAAAAAACCGTGGAAAGAGCTGACGTGATTAGCCTTTTGGGGCGATTGAAACAGGCATATCCGCAGGCCTATGCCAAGATGACCCGCGCAGAAGCCGAAGAGCTGGTTTCCCTCTGGTCGGACATGCTGGGCAATGAAGACCCCACCGAAGCGATGGAAGCAGTGAATGCGCTGATTGCCGAGGATACGAGGGGATTCCCCCCGAAGGTCGGGCAAGTGATTGCAAAGATCAGGGGCGCAACTTCCTCGCACGTCTCGGTGGCGTGGATGAAGCCATACATCGAGCGGATAGCCGAACAGGAGGCATTCATGCCGAGCGTATCGCGTTATGCGAGAGAACACGGGATGACGTGGGAAGCGGCGGCTGCCGAAATGGGGGGGGGTAGCAATGGGCATTGATATTTCTCAGCTGGGCAAGGACGCTCAAGCCCAAGTCATGGCAAAGATGGCCGTGCAGGAAGTCAAGAAGCGCAGTAAGTACGGAAACCGCAAGGTCGTGTGCGATGGCATCAAGTTTGATTCCGAGCGTGAGGCGGCGCGGTTCGGCGAGCTGAAAGTGCTGCGATCGATGGGCAAGATTCGCGATTTGCGGCTGCAAGCGAATTTTACCCTCGTGGAGGGCTACACGACCATCGAGGGCGATAGGGTCAATCCGATGGTCTACCGTGCGGATTTTGTTTACGAGCGGGCGACCGACCCGGACTGCAACGGCACTGTGCACTGGCTGCGCGAGGTCGAGGACGCAAAGGGCGCGAAAACGAAAGACTATCTGCTGAAAAAGAAACTGATGCAGGACAAGTACGGCATCACGATCCGCGAGGTGTGAGATGAACTTTGAGCACTGCCACAGCTGCAAGCCGCCGACGCGGCACGTAGGCTGTCACGGCGATTGCCCGTACTATCAGGCGGATATCTCCGCGCGGAGTGCGGCGAAAGAAGAAAAGCGCCGCCTGACGGATGCAAAATGCGACTGGCTGTGCGCGCGCCAATTCAAAACGCGGCGCTATCAGCGCTTGAAAGGACAGCAGGGATGAAGGGCAGATACCTCTACCTCGCGCTCGACCACAAGCACGCGGGCATCGTGACCTGCGTTGCGGATTCGCCGACAGAGCTTGCGCGTCTGCGCGGAATATCACCTACCGTCGTTTCCCACGCGCTCGCGCGGGCGAAGAAGAACCTGGAAAGCAAGTCGTGGTATGTCTCTGTCTGGACGGAATGGAGCGACGCGGAGTATGAAAAATATTTTGGTCGGAGAATGTGAGGGGCGAAGATGAAACACCTCGGCGATATTACGAAGATCAACGGCGCGGAGATCGAAGTCGTGGACGTTATCACCGGCGGCTCACCGTGCCAGGATTTGAGCATTGCAGGGAAACGCGCCGGATTGGCCGGCGCAAGGAGCGGATTGTTCATGGAACAGGTTCGCATCGTAAAGGAGATGAGAGAACATGACAGATCGAATGGACGGACAGGTGACATGGTCCGACCTCGGTTTATGGTCTGGGAAAACGTGCCCGGAGCGTTCTCGAGCAACAAAGGGAGAGACTTCGCGGCAGTCCTCGAAGAGATCATCCGCATCGCAGAACCGGAAGCCCCCGATATTGAAGTGCCTGAAAAGGGTTGGAACACCTGGGGGGGCTACCACGATGAAGTGGGAGGACGATGGAGCGTGGCTTGGCGAGTGCATGATGCGCAACACTGGGGAGTCCCCCAACGTCGCCGTCGTATCTCGGTTGTCGCAGATTTTGGAGGCGACACCGCAGGCGAAATACTCTTTGAGCGCAAAAGCGTGTCAAGGCATTTTGCGGAGAGCGGAACGGCGCGGGAAAGACTTGCCGGAGATTCTGAAAGCGGTGCTGGTAGAACAGGCGAAAGTATAGCACATGCTTACGGAGAAACAGGTGTTGGATATTGGAAGAATGGCGTTCAAACATTGCGGGCAGAAGGAGAAAACAGACCATCGAGACCATCTAATGTTGTCGTATGCATGGCTACACAGCAGGGCGGCGCAGAACTTCGGACAGACGACCGATCACCTACACTTACCGCAGCGGCCGGCATGAGCGGGAACAATCAGCCGGTTGTATGCGCCGGGTTTAAGCTCGGCAACAGCGAGCAAGCGCGAAGCATCGGCTACGCCGAGGAGCAAGCCCCCACTCTGTGTGCGGAGTGCGGAGGTAACAAGCCCGCGGTCGTGGCACTGGATATGACACACGCTTGTGACGTCATCCGCGAGTGTGGCGAGGTCGTTCCGAGTTTGCAAGCAAGAATGGGAACAGGCGGGAACCAAGTGCCGCTGACGTATCAAATGCAGGGCTTCGGCGATTATCGCGAGGGCGATGTTGCGAGCAGCTGCAAGCAGCGAGACTACAAGGACAGCACCGATTTAGTGGTCAGCAGTGTTGATTGCCGCAATTTCACCGAGGGGGGCGAGATCAACGGGACGCTGCAAGCAAAAGAGAGCGGCGGGCAAAGTCTGAATTTGCAAAGCACTGTCCGCACGGGAATGATCGTGCGCCGCCTTACCCCGATGGAGTGCGAACGGCTGCAAGGATTCCCGGACGTTTGGACCGACATTGGCGAGTGGCGCGACAGCAGGGGCAAAATGCGCAAACCAAGCGACAGCCCGCGCTACAAGGCACTGGGTAACTCCATCGCCCTGCCCTTCTGGGATTTCCTGGCAAAGCGTATCAGCGCGCAATATCTACGCCCTGTTACGATGGGCAGCCTGTTTGACGGCATCGGCGGGTTCCCACTGGTATTTGAACGGCACAACGGCAAGGGCACGGCACGCTGGGCAAGCGAGATCGAAGAATTCCCCATTGCCGTGACAAAATTGAGATTTGGGGGGGAATGACTATGTACATTGGCGAACCATTTAGCTGGAAGCCTGCCGCATTTGAGGGCAGCTATTTTACGGCGGAGGTACACGGAATCAAGCTCAAAGAGAGCTTCAAATTTTAGGGAGGTAATTATGGACGCTATTGAATTTATCAAGCAGTTGAGACGCATGGATGAAAAGGGAGTGCCGAAGAATCGTTTCATTTATCTACGCGTTGGCAGAGAGACGGATTCGCCAGAGGACGTTGTGGCCGAAGTTGAGGAATGGGTAAAGATGAATCCCGTCAAGACGCGGCAGAGCGTGTTTCTGGGCAACTATCCTTGTGCAAGGATTGATCGTCAAAGTGTATTGTACGCCTGCCCAGCAGATGTCTATGGAGACAACGTGTGCCCGAAGAAAAAAGATGCCGCTCCGATAACTTGCTACGAGTGCCGCCGCGAGTTCTGGCCGCAGGAGGTGGAGTAATGGAACGACTGACGAAGCGCGACACCGATGGACAGGCAATGATGGACTGCCAGAAGTGTAAAGCGGATTGGATGGGTAAGCATGGTAAGCCGATGGATAGCTGCACCGCGCTGTACTGCCGCAATCGCCTCAAGGATCGGATCGCCGCCTACGAGGACAGCGGGTGGGCGCCGGAAGAAGTTCTGCCGAAAGATAAGGCGGACGAGATCACACTGAAGCTGATGCGTCTTGCTGATTTGGAAAGCCTTTGCAGTTTTAATCGCTTGCGCGAGCTGGCCGAGGCTGACAAGGACGGGCGGCTGGTGGTGCTGCCGTGCAAGGTGGGCCAGCGGGTGTTTGCCTTACTGGACACGGACAAGCATATAAGCGAGTGCGAGGTTAAGCAGATCGGGTTGGGTAATGAGATTGGCTTTGTTGGCATCGAGCCAATAGGCGCTCGCGGAAGGGAATACGGAGTATCGATAAAGGGCTTCGGCAAGACCGTATTCCTCACCCGCGAGGCGGCGGAGAAAGAATTGGAGGAAATTCGAAATGGCAACGGGAATTTATGACGAAATGATTTATGCGAAGCTGGACGCTATCCAGTCTTTGTTAATCGATATTTTGGAAGAGATGACGGAGGGCAAAGCAAAATGAGTAAGGCCGTGATGATAAGCATCCGCCCCAAGTGGTGTGAAAAGATTGCCAGCGGCGAAAAGACGATTGAGGTGCGCAAGACGCGGCCAAAGCTGGAAACACCGTTCAAGTGCTATATCTACTGCACAGTGGAAATGGCCGGGTATGATGCGCTCTGGGTTCTGGACGCTCCAACAAGAGAAAAATACTCGTTTATGGCGGTAGCTGCTTACTTAGAGAATCCAAAAGGTGCAAATAAAGGAAACGGCAAGGTCATTGGCGAGTTCACCTGTGACCGGATTTATGAGCTTGCGCCCCTCAACCATGCACCGGATGACGTAGAAACGCAAGCCTGCCTGACACGGGAAGAGATTGTGAACTACATAAAGGGAACCGGCTACGGCTGGCACATCGTCGACCTAAAAATCTACGATACGCCGAAGAAACTGAGCGAGTTCAAGGGTCTATGTAAAGTCGAGTCGGATTGCTGTGCCTGTCCTTATTACAACTACAGCAAAATGGACTGTGACGGACGGACAATCAAGCGCCCGCCTCAGAGCTGGTGCTATGTGGAGGCGACGAAGGATGTATGACCTGAAACCTTGCCCGTTCTGCGGCGGAGAAGCAATACTTGAAACAGTAGATGGCAACAGCCCAGAAGAGTGCTATATATACTGTCCAGAGTGTGATTTTGAAAGTGGCGTATATAGCGAACCCAAATTTATCATCGAAAAGTGGAACAGGAGGTGCTGACAATGGATGAATACATCAAGCGAAAAACTGTGATTGATTTAATCACACGTCGGTATGAAAATCCAGAAATCTGCACGCAGGAAATCAACAGTATTCCCGCCGCTGATGTTGCGCCGGTGACGCGTTGCAAGGACTGCAAGTATGCATATATCAATAGCTTTGCGGTGTCATCAGGCGAGGCTCTTTGCACGTTAAGTGGGAAGCCGATGCAGCAAGACGACTTTTGCAGCTACGGCGAGCCGAAGGAGGAACCACATGCTGATGATCACGATTAAAGCCAACGTCCCCGCCGCTGACGCGCAGGGCATCAAGGAGCGCATCGCCATGGACATTGAGCGATACGGCGACGTAAAGGTCGTGAGCATCGTGAGCGACCGGGGACGGGAAGAACAACTACGAATGAAAGGAGCCAAATTATGAGCATCAATGTAAAGAAGTACACCAAAGACCAGATGGCGAAGATGGTGGAGGACGCGCAGGAGAAGACTGCGGCGCTTGAAGCAGAGATCATCGAGCTGAAAAACTGTATCGACGAGAAGAATGATCTGATTGCCGAATATGCGAATTTAAAGGCGGCGATGCAGCGAAAGAACGCCGCTCTGACTGAGCAGATCAGCCAGATGAACGGCGAGGCCATCAACCGTGAGAACGAAATCGCGAATCTGAAAGCGGACGCGGATGCGCTGCGAAATAAGCTCGCTGATACCGAGGCGGCGCTTGGGCGGGCGAACGATGAGTGCGCTTCTAAGCAAGAGGCCCTTAATGTAATGCGTAATAGACGATACAATGCCGAGCAGCGCGCAAATTACGCAGAAGCCCACCCGTGGCGAAACCTGTGGGCATGGGCCAAGAGAACGCTGAGCCGTGAGTAAGTGGGTCGTTATTACCCGTGGTGATGATGGTACGCCGTGGCCAGATTGGGCGTTTCGGTTCATGTGCCCAGCGTGCAAACTAAAAACAAGCACTGAGAGCAATTTTTGCCCTTACTGCGGAAAGGATATGCGCGATGAATCAAAAGGACATCGACCGGCAACTGCGAGCATTGGACGAGGCGAAAATCACGATTGAAGCGCTGTGGGCGAAGTTGAAGTCTCGTGACGATTTGGTTAATCAGCTGGAAACGGAAAACTACAGGTTGAGACGCAAGGCGGGTGAGGAATGAGCACGTTTCCTGACCGGCTGCGGAGATTGCGCGAGCGCCATCAGTTAAAACGCTGCGTGTTATCTGAGCTGTGCGGGCTGAACCGCAACACAATCAAGCGCTACGAGATGGGGACGCAGAAACCGTCAATGGACGCGCTGATAAGCATTGCTGACTATTTTGGCGTGTCTATTGATTATCTGCTCGGGCGGTCGGACTACCCAAAAAGTTTATAAAAATATTTTGCAAAACTCACTTATAAGTGAGTCAGGGCATTGCAATTATGGGAGAATTGAGCCGCAGAGGTGTAAAAGCCTTTGCGGTTCTCTCATTTATGGCGTTAAACCTCCTGCGCCATAGCGGGGCGCGGTGCTTTTCATCTTTTCACACCGCCCCCGCAACATGCCGCACGCACGATGCAGCCCACGATCAGGGCCGAGAGGTCGCACCTCTCATGCGGCACAGGACCCCGCGCACCTCTCAACGATGTGGCCCAGCGGGGACATATGCAGATGTGGCGGAATAGGTAGACACTACAAACGACAGTTCGGGTGCCGCTCAGCAAAGCGGTGGAGGCCGACACTGTTAGGCTATGTGAGGTGCAAATCCTCACCATCTGCACGAGAGGCCGGGTAGCGCCCGGACAATGTGAGACCGTTGTCGTCATGGCTCACATGGAAATGACAAAGCTCGCTGAAAACTGCGCTTGTCTTGATGCGTCAAGACCGGTTTGACCTGACGGAATAGGGGCTACGACTTTTCGGAGCGTAGTTGCCGGTAGCGTGTGACAATCTAAGCGGGAAAGGCGACCAATGGAAAGAATAACGCCCAATGTGGGCGGCGTTGTAGCCCCTCGGGGCGGGTAAAGTCTGCTATGTAAGGCCAAGGGGCGGGGGCTGGTAGCAAAAATAATTTGACAACGCTTATTGGCGTATCAAAGCGTTAATAAACTGTGACGGGCGGATGAAATTAGATCGCAGCACGACAGCAATTAACGCAAGAAATGCAAGCAAAAGCAAAGCAAATGTAAGCAATTGCAAGCAAAATGTTTACATCGCATAGCTCAGAGAGAGAAAAGAAAATCCCCCTTGTTTCCCCCTTTCTTCTTCTCCCCCTTGCAACCCCCGTATTATCTTACCCCCTATAATCCCCCAAAAGAAAAGAGAGAGAGCGACATTTTGCGCGCGAGAGCGACGAGGTGATGACATGGCTGCGCGTCTGACCGACCGGCAGAAAAAGAAAATACTGGCGGACTATGTGCAGACGAACAACTATTGTGCCACAGCGAAAATCAACGGCGTGTCCGCAACGACCGTCAAGAACCTTGTGCGGGCGAATGCCGACATTGTGGAAAAGTGTGAGCAAAAAAAGGAAGAGAACACCGCCGATGTGATGGAGTACATGAACGACCACAAAGACCTTGTGTGCTCGTTCATCGGCAAGGGGCTTGAAATGCTCAACGACCCGGAGAAGCTGGCGGCGGCAAATCTCAGCCAGATCACAACGGCGATGGGAACGCTGATCGATAAGTGGGCGATGATCGGCGGCAGTCCTGCCGACACGGTGAGGGAAGACGCGCTCAGTCAGAGCCTAAAGGAAATGGCAAAGGAGCTTGAGAGCGATGATTGAAAATTACAAAGTCTATATGCATCGCTTTCCGAATGGGAAAGTATACATAGGGATCACCTGCCAAAAGCCAGAATACAGATGGAACAAAGGGAAGCACTATCGAAAGCAACCGCTTATTTTTAATGCGATTATGAAATATGGATGGGATAACATCGAACATATTATTTTGTTCGATGGATTGAGCAAAGAAGACGCAGAAACAAAAGAAGTTGAACTGATTTCCTTATATGATTCCACAAATAGGGAGAAAGGGTACAACATAGAAAACGGCGGGAATAGTACAGGGAAACATTCCGAAGAAACAAAAAAGAAAATGTCCGCTGGCATAAAAAATGCCTATAAAAATACAGAATACAAAGAAAAGAAAATAGCAGAGGCTAAGAAGTCTTATGCAAAGCCAGAATATAAAAAGCAACTCTCGGAACGAACAAAAAGGCTTTGGCAATCCAAAGAATACAGAACAAAAATGATTTCCGTACATAGAGGGAAAACCGTTTCAGCCGAGGCAAGAAAAAAAGTATCCGACGCCCGCAAGGGACGATTTATGGGCGGAGACAACGTAAATGCAAGAGCCGTCGAACAATATACAAAAGACGGTGTATTTGTTGCTTGTTGGGATTCTGCAATGAGTGCTTCAAGGGCGACAGGAGCGAATAACGCAAAGATTTGTGAATGTTGCAAGGGTAAGCGTCAGTCTGCTGGAGGGTATAGGTGGAAATATGCCGCTGTCTAACCGACAAGCAAAAATCCTTGCTTTCCCCTATTCCAAGTATGACGCGCTGATCTGTGACGGCGCTGTGCGTTCCGGCAAGACCTCCATCATGATGTGGGCGTTCGTCCGCTGGGCGATGGAGAATTTCAGCGGTCAGCGCTTCGGCGTGTGTGGCCGAACGGTGGATAGCTGCACAAAGAACATCATCGTGCCGTTCACGGCGATGAGCCTTGCAAAGGAGCGCTATATCATCCGCTGGCGGCGCGGCGACAAGGTGATGGAAGTGCGGCGCGGAGCCGTGACGAATTACTTTGAAGTGTTCGGCGGAAAGGACGAGTCCAGCTATACGCTGATCCAAGGCCGCACGCTGGCTGGCGTGCTGCTGGACGAGGTGGTGCTGATGCCGCGCTCGTTCGTGGAACAGGCGCTTGCACGTTGTTCTGTGGACGGTGCGAAACTGTGGTTTTCTTGTAACCCCGGCAGCCCGCATCACTGGTTCTATCAGGAGTGGATTAAGCGACACCGCGAACGGAACACGCTCTATCTTCACTTCGAGATGACTGACAACCCCGGTTTGAGTGCAAGAACGCTCGAGCGCTACGCGAATATGTACGCCGGTATCTTTTATGACCGATATGTTCGCGGTTTGTGGGTGGCGGCAGAGGGTGTTGTCTACAAAGACTTTGCAAACAACACCGAAAAGTATTTGATTGATGATCCTTTGAAATGGGCAGAGGAACAGGAGACAAAATTCTCGGTTATTTCCATCGGCGTTGACTTCGGCGGAACGAAATCCGCGACAAAGTTTCAGGCGACCGGGATTACAAAAGACTATCGTGTGGTCGCGCTGGAAGAAGAATACATCAAGAATGAAGAGATTGACCCTGACGCGCTGAATAATCGCTTTGCTACTTTTGCCAAAATGGTGACGGTAAAGTATGGATATAGCCAGACGCGAGCAGATAGCGCGGAAACGGTGCTGATTCGCGGGTTAGATCATACCGCGCAGAAGATGCACCTCGGCACGCAGGTCAAGAACGCAATGAAACTGCAAATCACGGATAGAATCAGACTTGTTGTGTTGCTGATGAAGCAGGGGAGATTCAAGGTTTCGCGAAACTGCCCGCATCTGATCGACGCACTGCAATCTGCAATTTATGATCCTGACAAGTTCGAGGACGAGCGCCTTGACGATGGAACATCTGATATTGACAGCCTTGACGCATTTGAGTACAGCATTGAGCCGTACTACAAGGAATTGGAGCGCGCAGGGCACATGAGGCGGTGAAACAGTGAATATTCGTAGAGCACTTAAAGAATTGGGCTTTGACACGATCAATAGCAAGTTCTACGACCTGATCGACGTATGGAAATCTTGGTATGACGGAGATGTGAAAGACTTCCACAGCTATACGGTGTGGAACGGCATCGAAGAACTGGAATGTCACAGATATTCCGTCAACATGGGAAAGAAAGTCTGCGAGGACTGGGCAAACCTGCTGATGAATGAGCGTGTGAATATCACGCTTGAGGGCAAGAAGGAGCAGGAATTTGTAGATGCGATTCTTGCTGATAATAATTGGGAAGTCAAATCCAATGAATTGCAGGAGCGGAAATCCGCTGTTGGGACCGTTGCTTATGTTCCAATCATGGAGGATATGAGCGTTGACCCTGATACAGCAGAGATCGCTAACCCCGGAAGAATTCATATCAACTATGTAACCGCTGCAAACATCTACCCGCTGACGTGGGATAACGGCATTATTCGTGAGTGCGCTTTCGCATGGACAAAACGAGTTGATGATACGGAATACACCTACATTCAGGTGCATCGGTTGAGCGGCGGCGAATACGACATTGAAAATCACCTGTACGATGCAGAGGAAGTCCCATTAACCAGCGTGAGAGGGTTTGAAGCGATCCCCCCTGTTGTCCACACAGGAAGCGCCAAGCCGCAGTTTGTCATTGACCGTCTGAACATTGCAAACTCTGATGAAGATAACCCTATGGGCGTTGCCGTGTTCGCTTCCGCCATTGACCAGCTCAAAAGCGTTGATATTACATACGATAGTTATGTGAATGAGTTTGTGCTGGGGAAAAAGCGCATCGTGGTACAGCCGGAAGCAACCAAGGACATCAACGGTAGGCCAGTCTTTGATAAGCGCGAAACGGTTTACTACGTTCTACCGGAAGATCGCGCATCTGATGGAAACATTTTGCAGCAGGTCGATATGACGCTGCGCACAGCAGAGTTTAACACCGGTATGCAAGATATGCTCAACATATTGTCGAGCAAATGCGGCTTTGGCGAGAATCATTACAAATTTGATCAGACAAGCATTGCCACGGCTACACAAGTCATTAGTGAGAATAGCACCATGTTCCGCACGATCAGGAAGCATGAAATTATCCTCGAGCAAGCGATTACGGGTCTGTGTCGCATTTTGCTTCGCATGGGCAATCGCTACATGGACGCAGGACTTGATGAGGAAGTCGAAATCTCCATTGACTTTGATGACAGCATTATTGAGGACAAAGACGCCGAGTTTAACAAAGAGGAACGGATGCTTTCTGACGGTATTATGAATGATTGGGAAGCTCGTATGCGCTGGTTTAACGAGGACGAGGCGACTGCAAAGGCGGCGCTGCCGAAGATGCAGGACATGACGACCGAAGAAAAAACGGAGGTAGAGTAATGGGCGGCAGAGGTGGAGCTGGTGGCGGCATTGGAGCCGGAGAATCTGGGCGTGGGCGCGGTATGAGCCTTGCTCGGTTTTTGTCACAGCAGGATATTAACCGAGCAAACGCCGCGTCTGTCACTGATATGGGCGATATTATCAGACGCACATTTGAGCGCAACGCTGCTGAAATCAATGGGCTTGAGCTGTCGGACGCTGAAAAGAAGAACGCAGTAAGGCAGATGGCAACTCTCGCAACAACGGCGCTCAAAACGGCGGCAGGAGCAGTCAATCCTTATGCAAGCGGGCCTGCGCGCCTGACAACGGCGCAGAAAACAGGAAGCGCAGCAGACAGAGCGGCAAGAGCGCGCGGTGAAATGGATAGCTACATGCGGAAATTGCGTGACCAGTCCAGTAAAAACCGCAAAGCAGCAGAAAACAAGGCGTTTTCCAATGCCTTTGTAACAGCGCAAAAGTCCGGCGCGTTGGAAGTTACGGTAAACGGCAAGAAATACCGCAGAGCTAACAAGCGCAGCGGTACATGGCGTCCGGTATGATTAACTTTGAAAATCTCGACAAGTTCACATTCCCCGGCGTGGGCAAGTACGATATTCCGCAGATTGAACCGGTCAAAGCGTATCCACAAGGGGAATTTGTTCCGGGGAACTATCTTCTTTCGGCAAAGAACCCAGAAGATAAAATCGTGCATTTCTTTATTGACGATTATCAATTTGTAAGGCACTGGAACACGCCTGACAAGTACATTCCGAAACTGTCGCAGTTTGCGGCGGTGTGCGCGCCGGACTTTTCTACCTACACAGATATGCCGCTTGCGATGCAGATATACAATCATTACCGCAAGCTCTGGCTGGCGGCATACTGGCAAATGCACGGCATAACGGTTTATCCCTCAATCTCATGGAGCGATGAGAGCAGTTACGATTGGTGCTTTGATGGCGAGCCTGTCGGCGGGATAGTTGCAATTAGTTCGGTAAGCACACAGCAGAACAAGGAAAGCAAGCGGCTGTTTCTGCGCGGCTACGAAGAAATGATGAAACGGCTGTCGCCGGAATGGGTTATATTTTACGGCAAAGTTCCGGAGGAATGCGATTGGAATGTGATTCGGGTGAAGCCGCACTATGATGAAATCGTGAAACGGAGGAAAGCAAATGAAATATCCGTTTCAGCCGGAAATCCTTGACGCGTTGCCGGAAGAACTGGCAGAACTGTTCCGTGCGCTTGAAATCACGCTGCTGGAAGAAATCTGCTCCCGGCTGAAGTTGCGGGACGAGCTGAACGAGGTCACGGTGCAGGACATAAAGGCGCTGCGGTCACACGGCATTGACCTCAAAGAGATTCAAAAGGCCATAAAAAAAGCAACCGGCATCAGTGAGCAGAAATTAAACAAACTGCTTGATGATGTTGTGGACCGCAATCAGCAGTATTACACCAACGTCATTGACCTTGCGCATATCACTCAGCCGGAAACACTGGTTGACGCTGCGGAAGTTGCGGCAATCAGGGCGCAGACGCTTGATACATTCCGCAACCTAACCGCATCAATGGGCTTTTTAGTGGACACTGGGCGCACAATGCTGCCCCCTGCCAAAGCATACCAATGGGCGCTGGATAACGCTACAATGGGGATCCAGAGTGGCGCGATCAACTATAATCAAGCCATCAAGGCGGCAGTAAAGCAGCTTGCAGACAGCGGGTTGAAGGTAGTTGACTATGAGAGCGGGCATCGAGATCAGATCGATGTGGCGGCGCGCAGAGCCGTGATGACTGGCGTAAATCAAATTTGCGCTAAATATACGGAGCAGTCGGCGCAGTATCTCGAAACTCCGTATTTCGAGGTTTCCGCCCATGCTGGCGCGAGAGATAAGCCGGGGCCGTCACCGTGGTCAAGCCATAAGGACTGGCAAGGCAAAGTGTATTCCACACGCAGCGGCGACATCTACCCGAGCATCTATGAGGTTTGCGGCCTTGGCGCCGTGGATGGGCTAGAAGGAGCCAACTGCCGACACCGCCGCAACGTTTGGGTTGAGGGCGTAAGTGAGCGCACATACACTGACGAACAACTTGCCTATATTGATGATGATCTCGGCTGCGAGTTTGACGGAAAGAAATACACCGCATACGAAGCAACGCAGATGCAGCGGCGCGTTGAGCGCGAGGCACGCAAACTAAAGCGCAAAAAAGCTGCTTACAAGGCCGCAGGATTGCATGAAGATGAGACTGCGGTAAACATAAGGCTGCGGCGGTTAAACGCGAAATACAAAGCGTTCAGCGTGGCGGCAGGACTGCCGGAGCAGCGGGAAAGAATGAAGGTGCTGTATTGAACTGGGAAGAAGTCAAAAAGGCAATCGATGCAATTTTGAAGCGCGGAAACGATGTGGAAATACGCCGAAAAGGCGACGGGTACATTGTCTTAGAGGTCAAGAAAACAATCAAATACAGCACTTCCGCGTAATTGGGCGCGGGAAAGGGCAATAGGAGCCAGCTTGTAAGAATTTCTTACAGGTTGGCTCTTTTATTTTAGGTAAAACCCGCGAGGTACAGCGGTTTTTATACAACGTTCGCCCCCGAAGAATTGGGGCCAAAGAAAAGGAGAACGAATAACATGGCGAAATTTACGAGAGCGGAAATCAGAAATATTCTCGGCGAGGCTTGCACCGAAGAGATCGAAAATCGCTTGGTTGCGCTGCATCTGGGCGTGGTCGACCCCCTCAAGGACGATCTCACGAAGTACAAGGCGGACGCGGAGAAGCTGCCCAGCGTCCAGAAGGAATTGGACGACCTCAAGGCGGCAGGTGACGGCGGCTACAAGGAGAAGTACGAGAAGGAACACTCGGCCTTTGAAACCTTTAAGACCGACATCACGGCAAAGGAAAGCAAGGCGGCAAAGGAAAAGGCCGTCCGGGCTTACTTTGAGAGCAAAAACATCACCGGAGCGAATCTCGACCTTGCTATGCGCGGCTGCGGCGAAGAAATGGCCGCATTGGAGCTGGACGGCGAAAAGATCAAGGACACCAAGTCTCTTGATGCGCTCGTAGACGGCACTTACAAGGGGCTTGTCTCCAAGCAGACCGTTCGCTTCGACACTGGCGCGCGCTTTAACGGCGGCGGGAAACCGATGACAAAGGACGAGATCATGCAAATTACTGACAGAGCGGAGCGGCGCGCTGCAATCGCCGCAAATATGGATTTGTTTAGAAAGGAAGAATAAAAATGGCTGCTGATCCTAAGCTCATTAAGAAAGCTGACCTCGCGCGTGTGCGCGAAATTGAATTTACCGAAATGTTCGGCTATTCCATCAAAAAGCTGATGGAGGCCTTGGGTGTGACCCGCAAGATCGCAAAGCAGGCTGGAACTGTGCTCAAGAGCTACAAGGCCACTGGCACGCTGGAGAGCGGCGCTGTTGCTGAGGGTGAGACCATCCCCCTTAGCAAGTACAAGACCGAAGCCGTGAACTACAAGGAGATCACGCTTAAGAAGTGGCGCAAAGCCACCTCTGCCGAAGCAATCACCGATCGCGGCTACGATCAGGCGGTAGAGATGACTACCGACGAAATGCTCAAGGACGTCCAGAAGGGTATCCGAAAAGACTTTTTCGACTTCCTCGCAACTGGCACGGGCGCGGCATCTGGTGCGACCTTCCAGGCAACCTTGGCACAGGCATGGGGCCAGCTGCAGGTGCTGTTTGAAGATGACGAGATCGGTGCGGTGTATTTTCTGAACCCGCTGGACGTTGCTGACTACCTCGCAAGCGCAAACATTACCTTGCAGACCGCGTTCGGCATGACTTACGTTGAGAACTTCCTCGGCCTTGGCACCGTGATTCTCAATTCCAGCGTTCCCAAGGGCAAGATTTACGCCACCGCCAAGGACAACATTGTCCTGTACTACATTCCTGTGAACGGCGCTGATCTTGGCGAGGTGTTCGATTTCACCACCGACGCCACCGGCTATATCGGTATCCATGAGGAGCCCGATTACACCAACATGACCGCATCTGACACCGTTATCAACGGCATGGTTCTTTTCGCTGAGCGTATCGACGGCGTGGTGGTCGGCTCTATCACTCCGGCGGTGGGGGGCTAACTGAACTGCTGAATGAGCCTGACCCTGACACCCCGGCTTTCTCCGACATGACAAAAGCTGAAATGCTTGCGTATGCCGATGAAAATGGGGTGGAAGGGGTCAGCAGTTCGATGAAAAAGGCTGAAATTCTCGCAGTTTTGGAAGGAGGGCACTGATGACTTACGCAGACTTTGAATACTACTCCGGCACCTATATGGGCGCTGTGAGTGAAAATGACTTCCCGCGTCTTGTTGTCCGTGCCAGCTCCTTCCTCGATTATTACACGCGCAACAAAGCTAAAGACCACGCCGATCTTGATGCGGTGAAGATGTGCTGCTGTGCGCTGGTTGACAAGTATGCGGTCATCGAGGCGGCGCAGGCGCTTGCCGTGAAAACTCTTGCAAACGCCGCGGCAAATGACGCGGAAGTCAAAAGCGAAACGGTAGGCAGTTATTCCAGAACGCTTGCGACGGGCGGGGAATCCGCGCTGTCTGCGCTCAATGCGACGGACGGGGCGAAGAAACTGCTTGCGGAAACGTGTATGGAATCCCTTGCCCATACTGGGCTACTGTATCGCGGAGGTGGTTGCAGATGTACGCTCCCAACACTGTAACGATTTACAACATCGTGCAGGAGATTGACCCAACAACGTTTGATGAGGTCGAGAAGGTTCATACCACAATCCTGCGTGGCGTGATGTTGCAAGCGTCGAAGGGCGTGAACGTGCGCGAAAGCGGACTTGAGAGCGCGGACGCGGTAAATCTGTACATCCCGTTCGCCGTGGAAGCGGTGGACGGGGTAACAGGTAAGCCGAAAACATATATCGGGCCGCAATCGTTTTTTAAATCGGCAAACAAGTCCGGCCTGTGGACGCTCTCATACAAGGGCAACGGTGGCATGACGTGCTTTGTGAAGGGCGAATTTGTATCGGACGACATGACCGTCGTGCTGAGCCATGACGATTGCTACAACGTGACCAAGGTTGACGCTATGGACTACGGTAGCCCCGATATGCAGCACTGGGAAGTCGGAGGTGCGTAATGGGCATCAAGTTTTCCGTGCATACCGATGGAATGGACGCTGTAAGGGCCGCCATTGCAAAGGCGTGTACGCGCGCTGAGCACGTTTTAGCCGAGCAGATGGAGAAAGACACTCAGCCTTTTGTGCCGATGCTCACAGGATCGTTAACGCAGCGTACAAGGGTAGTTGGCAACGACATCATCTACCCCGGCCCTTACGCGAGATTCCTGTATTACGGGAAAGTCATGGTTGACCCGAATACCGGCAGCACATATGCGCCGAAAGGCGGTACAAAGGTCGTGACTGACCGCAATTTAGTGTTCAACCACACGGCGCATCCACAGGCACAAGCTCATTGGTGTGAAGCATCGAAAGCACAGAATCTTGGAAAGTGGGCGCGTGTAGCAGAAAAGGCGGTGAAGAAGTACGGAACAGGTTAAAAAGACGGTCTCGGCAGCGGAAGAGGATCAAGTCTCCCGAAAGTTGCTTGCGTGGCTAAACACATTCCCTGACAAGCCGGTTGATTTGATTCGGTTTGAATTTCTTCCCGCCGATACTGCGGCGATGGCGCTGTCCACAATTCAGGCGGCGTACATTGTCAAAAAATACATTCTCGGCGGATATCAGGCGGAATACCAATTTAAGGTCATCTACCGCATGAAACCAGGGAATAGCAATGACAAACGGCTCAAAGCTGACGAGCTGCTTAACGCCTTGGGCGATTGGGCAGCAAGCGAGACGCCACCTGACATTGGCGCCGGTCGCCGCGTCATCCGTATTGAGCCTACAACGCGATCCTCTCTTTTTGCCGTTTATGAGAATGGCGACGAGGATCACCAAATCCTTATGAAAATGAACTACGAGGTGATTAAAAATGGCTGATATGACCTTTAACACCACGGCGGGGCAGACCGTAGACCGCGAACTTCTGATCGCGTATCTCAACACGGGCGAAACCGGAACCCCCACGTGGTCTCCCCTCGGTACGCGCGTCACGGATTCCAGCATGGAATATGACTGGCAAGAGGATTCCTCGAAGGATATCCTTGGCACGACGCGCACGACCATGAAGAAACCCATCATCACGCAGACCTTTGACCCGTCTGATTTGGACGCTGGGGATCCTGCCATCGTCAAGGTTTGGAACCTTGCGGTCAAGGAGCAGAACGCGGCGGCGCTGGCGAATCAGGATGTGCTGATTGTCCACGCTTATGCAGGCACGGCAAAGACCGCAGTATTTGCGGAACGCTATTCGTCCTGTATGGTCAAGCCCTCTTCCCTCGGCGGTGAGGGCGGCGGCTTTATCGGTATGCCTATCGACGTGACGCTTGGCGGCGCGCGCACGGTCGGCACTGCCGCTATCTCTGGCAACACAGTTACGTTTACCGAGGGCGAATAAACCATAGAGGGCTGGCATCTGTCAGCCCTCATTTTGGAGGAATATATGGAACTCACTTTTGATTCCGGTGTAAAGGAATATACCATTCGCGGCGTGAACGGCATCGTGACGGTGTACTTCAACCCTGCGGATGTTAACTTTGCAAAGAAAGCATATAAAACCTTTGATGACCTGCGCAAGAAGCAGGAGACCCGCGCAAAGACACTCGAAAAGGATATCCCCGATGATGAGCTTTTCGACATGGTTGATTCTCTTGACAAAGAAATGCGCAGCATCATCAATGACCTGTTTGGGCAGGACATTGCTGATACGCTTTTTGGCAGCGTCAACGCATATTCCGCAGCCAACGGTGCGCCGGTTTGGCAGAACTTTATGACCGCCATTATCGAGCAGTTTGATGAGGCAGTAAAGCGCGAACAGGCGCTTGCCGATGAGAAAATCCGCAAGTATACGCAGAAATACCGTAAATGATGTACGATCTTCCAACGTCGCTGAACGTCTGCGGCGTTGACTATGAAATCCGCTCAGACTATCGCGCGGCACTGGACGTGCTGGCGGTATTTGCTGCGGCCGATCTGACCAACGAGCAGAAAGCGCTTGCGGCTCTGGATATCTTTTATCCGGACTTCTTAAAAATGCCGGATGAGCACATTCCAGAAGCCGTGAAACAAATGACGTGGTTTCTCGACTGCGGAGATGAGGGCGATAATCGCAAGCGGCCTAAGTTGATGGACTGGGAGCAAGACTTTCAATACATCGTGGCCCCCATCAATCGTGTTGTGGGGCAAGAGGTCCGCGCAATGCCTTATTTCCATTGGTGGTCATTCGTCTCGGCGTACTACGAAATCGGGGATTGCTTGTTTGCAAACATCGTTCGAATTCGCAACCTGAAAGCAAAAGGAAAAACGCTCGACAAGTCGGATCGAGAATTTTACCGAGAAAACAGGCGGCTTGTCGATCTAAAGAAGCCGATGACGGAAGAAGAAAACGACACGATCAATGCGTGGTTGGGCAAAAAAACGCCCGACGCAAAATAGCATCGGGCGAAGATGGTTACTTATTTGCAATGAATTCAATTTCGTTTCCAGACCAAAAGTCGGGAGTAAAGCGGATTTCAATCTTTTCCCAGTCTTTGGGGACTTCGTATCCGACAACACCGGTCATTTTCTTACCGGCAGCAACGGCCCCGTCTAACTGAGGTTTATCGGTTGCGATAGTGGCCGAAATGCTCAGATTTGTCGAGTAGTCATCAACATAGGAGTTGAACGATGCGATAGAGCTAACGGCAATATCTTTATCCGACTGGTTATCAATGGAGAATTCGCAAAGCAAAAACACATTGCCATCATCAGGGGTGTTGAACTGCGATCCATTGCTTTCGGTGCAGGAATCAAACTTTACACTGACCCCGTTTAGCTCGGCAGTTTCTCCAACGCCAAACGTTTGTTTCTCTGCAACAGAATCATCGCCCATGCCGCTTAATGCGGCGGCAATCATGCAAATGCCGAAAATAGCAATGATAATCCCCAACACCGGGTGGCGCTTTTTCTGCTTGGCTCCACACTGCGGGCAAGTGGTAGCGGATTTTGCGATAGATGCCCCGCATACCTTGCAAGTAGTCATCTTATCCATTTTTCATTCCTCCTTGCCATTATTTATGGCTGCTTGGATGATATCACGCAAAAAACCAAAAAGCAAGAAGGTGATGTTATGGCTGACGGCGAAGTCGTATTTGAAGCGACTATTAGCGACAAAAAACTCCATCAGGAGTTAAACAAAGTAAAAAGCAATATCGAATCCTTACAAAAGGAGTTCAACCGGCTCGGCGACCAGAAAACTCCGATGGAAGACCGGCTGCGCAGCATCGGCGCAGAGTTGGATGCGGCAAAACAGGAGCTTGCAGATATGCGTACAGCACCGAAAGGCACGTATGAGAAAATCGACGTGTCCGAGCAGGCCGAGCGCGTGCGAATGCTGCAAAGCGAATTTAACAAAACTGCAAATAGCATTGATAAGCTCAACGAAAAGCTCAACAAAACCGGCGATAAGATTTCCGACGCGAAAACGCAGGCAGTCGAGCTAACACAGCAGATCGAGGGCAGAGCCAAAGGCGCAGGGCTGCGCAATGCAACCGAAGCGGCGGCAGATTCCATGAAAGTATTTGGACAGCGCTTAAAATCTGTTGTCCGCAGTGCCCTTGTGTTTACGGTCATTACTCAGGCACTATCAAAGGTGCGCGACTGGGTAAAGAACGTAGTGATGGTAAACTCCGATGCGAGAGAATCCATTGCGCAGCTTAAAGGAGCGCTTTTGACGCTGGCACAGCCTCTTGTAAGTGTAATTGTCCCCGCCTTTACACTGCTTGTAAAAGTTATCACTGCAGTAATCTCGCAGATTACGCGGCTTGTGGCGATTATCTCCGGCAAAAGCGTCAAAGCAACTGCTAACTCGGCAAAGGCGCTGAACAAAGAGACCAGTGCATTAAAGGGAACGGGTAGTGCTGCGAAGAAAGCGGCAAGTCAGCTTGCGGCGTTTGATGAGATCAACCAGATTTCCACCGATACCGCAAACGATACAGGCGGCGGTGCATCTGCCGACGCAATTACGCCGGACTTTAGCTACATGGACGATATCAGCGACCGCCTCAAAAAAATCGCTGATGCAGTCATGCTCATTGCGGCAGGATTAGCGCTGTGGAAAATCAGTAGCAGCTTGCCGGGTGTGCTTGGAACTATTCTGCAAAAGCTCGGCGGCATCCTCATCACGGTTGGCGGATTGATCCTCCTGTGGGACGGTCTATCCGACGCATGGAATAACGGCGTTAACTGGGGGAATCTGCTCGAAATGCTTGCAGGTACAGCGGCGCTTGCAGGGGGGCTTGCAATTGCATTCGGCAAAGTCGGTGCGGGCATCGGCCTTGTAGTGGCTGGCGCAGCAATGATTATCACAGCGTTTAAGGACATTTGTGATAACGGTGCAAATCTCCAAAATACGCTGTTATTGATTGCTGGCATTGTGGCAACGGGGCTGGGGTTCTTCTTCTTGACCGGTAGCGTCATCCCACTTGTGATTGCGGGAATTGCTACGGTAGTTACCGCTGTACTTGCGCTGACTGGCAATCTGACCGAGTTTGCGAGAAACCTTAAAGATAACATCCTTGGCGGTATTATCCAGTTTATCAAGGGAGTGTTCACTGGTGACTGGAATTCTGCATGGGGTGGTGTCAAAAAGGTATTTAAAGGCATCTGGAACAGCATCGTCATTATTGCCGAAAGCGCGGTTAATGCCATTATCAAGGGATTAAACTGGCTTATCAGCAAGATCAACACGATTAAGTTTACCGTGCCGAGTTGGGTCCCTGGCATTGGCGGCAAAAGCATCGGCGGGCATCTTTCCTCGCTTTCTGAAGTGCATCTTCCGCGTCTGGCAACTGGTGCAGTCATCCCCCCCAACAAGGAATTTCTCGCCGTGCTGGGCGACCAGAAGAGCGGGACGAACATCGAAACGCCGCTTGCAACGATGGTCGAAGCATTTAAGCAGGCTATGTCGGAATCTGGCGGCGGTACAACAACGGTCGTTATTCAGCTCGACGGTAAGGAAATTGCACGCAGCACCGTGAAGAACATTAACAACATGACGCGCGCGGCGGGTAAGCCCGTGCTGCTGTACTAAGGAGGGGTAACATGGAAGTCCTTATTATCAACGGCACGGACTACTCCGACGCTATCGCCACAAAAGGCTATGGGTGGAGCCGCAACGACCTCGACAGCGAAAACACGACCCGCACAAAAGACGGGAAAATGCGCCGCGACAAGATTACCACCAAGCGGAAACTGAGCTGTACAACGCGCTCTATGCCTCGCGATAAGCTGGCAAAACTCGATGATGATCTCAATAAGACAACGTGCACGGTCAAGTATCTCGATCTGCATGGCGTCAGAACCAGCACGTTTTACTGCTCGTCGATGGAATGCACGCTTGAAGAAGCAGCGGACGACAATGAGGTGTGGGGCGGCGCGACGTTTAACTTGATTGAGGTGTGATATGGGGCAGACGACAAGCGCGCTGTGGCGCGAGCTGCTCCACAAGCCCGGCACAGAACGAGAGTACAAATTTGACGTTGCGGGAACGGAATATGGCAAAGACGCGGAAGTGTCGCATTCCGTCGAATCGCAGTTGTTTGAAGAATTCGGCATCGGGAACGCCTGCTGCGCAACATTAAAACTGGCACTGTATGCGGACAACGTACCGCGCGCCGCGACGATCAAGCGTTATCTCAGGCTTGTTAATGGCAGTCAGGCGACAGACTGGATCCCCAAAGGCGTGTTTTTTACCAACCGCCGGTCCTGCGATGGGGATTATTGGGAACTTGAAGCATACGACGCTATGAGAAAGGCTGACGTTGTGTGGGAGCCAGACCAGTCGCTTAACTTTCCGATGACTATGCCTGACGCTGTAAACATCTTTTGCCAGTTGATGGGCGTGGAACTGGACAGCCGCACAGTGCTCAACAGCTCGTATACCATCGACTATCCCGCAAATGATTACACCATCCGCAACGAGCTATGCTTTATCGCTGCGGCGCACGGTGGGAACTGGATTATTACCGATGCAGGGAAACTATTGCTTATTCCGTTGTTGTCTATGCCTACCGAGACAAACTATCTCATTACAGAAGCGGGCAGCGCTATTACGTTTGGAGGGGTGAGGATTCTTGTCTGATAAATATTACGTCGGCGGCGACATTACAAGCTTTTCCGACAATGGCAAGTATAAGCCTATTTCCCGTGTGACGTTGCTTGTGGACGACGAAAATAGCCTGACGGCGGGCGACGATACCGGAATGGAGGTCATTGCAAGTTGCCCTCACGCCACGCAGCCAATGGTAAATGCTTTACTGCAAACCATGAAAGGCTACCAGTATCAGGCGTACGAAGCAGGCGCAGCAAACATCGATCCAGCGGCAGAGCTGGGCGACGGCGTGACGGTTGGTGGCATTTATTCGCCGCTGTCTAAACTCTCTGATGATGGCCGCGGATATGCGGGCATTTCTTCCCCCGGAGAAGCGGAGATGGAAGACGAATATCCGGCTGAGGGGTACATCACACAGGAATTCAACCGTAAGATTGCCGAGACACGAACAACGATCACCAAGACCAGCGAGGAGATCATGCTCAAGGTCGAGGGCATCGACGGCAAGTACACTGAGGTCAAAACCACGCTGGACGGCCTGACGGTGACGGACGCGAGCGGCACGACCAAGATCAACGGCAGCAGCATCAAGACGGATAATCTGTACGTCGATGCGGCGAATATCAAGGGTACGCTGACAGCCGACCAAATCCAGACCGGCAGCATCCGCGTCGGCGATCTCAAGGACGGCTCGAATTATGCTACGAAGACCTACGTCGACAACAACGCGGGCCTGAACGCAAACGAGGTCAATAGTGCGATCGCAACGTACATCGACGGGACCTCTATCACAGCGCAAAAGTTACGAGGCCAGACGGTGGAACTCCTGGCAAACAGCAATACCAAAGTGGGCGAAATTTCGCTTGTGGAGACGAACGTTGACTACGGTGTCGGCATCAAAACCCTCTATGGCGGTATCAAGCTGGAATCGGCGACCAATGTATACCTAAAAGCCAGCGGCGCCTACGGTGGATTTATCACGCTGTCCAACAACATTGTGTCGCTCGGCGGCGGCGAGCTGTATATCGGTAGCCAGATGTACGGAAATATCTTACCGGCCGGTAACTGGGGGAAACTGTTTTTCCTTCGTCAGTGAGGTGACGCATGGCAAGTTTTAGTGTTAGCGTTACGGCGACGGGGTCAACGACAGCTGTCCTCAACGGCACGTTTTACGGAGACAGCTACCATAATCGAGCGCGTGCGATCTACGTGACCGGCATTCTGGGCTACGGGTATTACTTGACCTCGAACGAGGATTCCGGCGCGAACAACACGTTTACGGATTCGTTCGACGGACTTACCCCCGGCAAAACCTACGATTGGGAGGCAGTGCTCTGCTATTGGGACACCAACCTCAATCAATGGGTGGAGACCAGCTATTCCGACAGCGGATCGTTTACCACAGAGGGCGGCACTACGGGCGGCGCGGTGTACATCTACACGGATATGTGGCGAGCGTATACGCCGTACATCTACACGGACATGTGGAGACCCTACAACGCAGAAATCTACACCGACTCTTGGTGGGAGTCGGGATAAGGAGGAACTATGAAAAAGCAGGCAATGCAGATCCTTGACAGCGCATTTAATACGCTGTCTTTGGTGATGATCTCCGCGAACGACGCGGAGAAGATGGCAAAGGTCAAGGGAGAGCTGCGGCAGGCATATGCGATCCTCGAGCGGCTCGACCAGCAGGCGGCGCACGTACCCGCAGAGCCGCCCGCGAAAGCTGCCGAGACGGAAAGCGAGGTAACAGATGGCTGATAAAGCAATTTCCGACCTCACTCAAGCAACACAAATCACCAACGAAGATCTTTTTGTTTTGCAGCAGGGCGGCACAGCGAAAAAGCTCAAAGGCGCAACGCTGCTGGACTTCGTCACGCTGAGCGTTGTATCGGTCACGGTGACAACACTGCCCGCAGGAAGTTTGGCAACGGCGACCTACAATAAGTCGACTGGTACGCTGGCGCTTGGCATCCCGCAGGGCAGCAAGGGCGACACCGGTGCGACAGGTGCGACGGGTGCGACCGGTCCGCAGGGTAAACAAGGCATACAAGGTGAGACCGGTGCAACAGGCGCGACCGGCCCCCAAGGCCCCGCAGGCCCCGCAAACGTGCTGACCATCGGCTCGGTCACGTCCGGCAAGGTGGCGAGCGCGACCATTACCGGAGAAGCCCCAAATCAGGTGCTCAACCTTGTGCTCGAAAAGGGTGACAAGGGTGAAACCGGCGAAAAAGGTGCAACAGGCGACACCGGCCCACAGGGTGAACAGGGCATCCAAGGTCCGCAGGGCAGCCCCGGCACGGATGCTCCCACAATTACCGGTATTACCATCCGGCAGAGCGACTATCACCTTATCGTGACGCTGTCGAACGGCACGAGCTATGACGCAGGCTATTGCCGTGGCGCTTCTGGTGCTGGTACGGGTGACATGCTGGCCTCAGTGTATGACCCTCAAAACAAGCACCAGGACATCTTTGCATACATTGATAATGCTATCAAGGATGTCAAGGTAACTACTGACGCAACGCCTACGCAAGGCAGCGCGAACCCTGTGCAGTCGGGCGGCGTGTATTCGGCTCTCACCAATAAGCTGGACAAGACCGGCAACGGCAGCAACGTCACGGCAGCGTTCACGGCAGCGAGCACCCGCGCAAACATTGTGACGGGTGAAAAGCTCTCCGTGCTGTTTGGCAAAATTGCGAAGTGGTTAGGCGACCTCAAAGCTCTTGCATTCAAGGACAAAGTTGCTAAGACTGACCTTGCAGAGGACGTGCAGCAATCTCTCGACAAGGCTGACAGCGCTTTGCAGAGCGCGCCGGTCACGTCAGTCAATGGTAAGACGGGCGCGGTCACGGTTAGTGTTCCAACAGTCCCATCTACCACCTCCCTCATCAAGGGCAACGGCTCGGGCGGGCTGGTGGCGGCGTCTCGCGGAAGCGATTACATCGCAAGCGGCAACATCGTCAAGCAGACGCTCGTGAGCACGGAGACCACGCCCACGGAAAACTACGCGATCAACTGGTACTTCAAATAAGGAGGTACGGAGATGGCAAATGCAAAACTCGGCACCAAAGCCGTCGGCAGTATTGTCAAACTAAAAGTAGGCGGTACAGCGAAAGAATTCTTGGTCGGCCATCAGGGCAAGCCGAGCTCCATGTATGACGAATCCTGCAACGGCACTTGGTTGCTGATGAAGGACAGCTTCGAGGACATACGATGGCACAGCTCGGATGATAACAATCTGGAGAACAGCACCATCCACAGCTTACTGAACAGCACGTTCTTGAACGCGTTTGAGAGCAACATCAGGGACGCAATCAAGCAGGTGAAGATCCCGTACCGTAAGAACGGCGGCTCCGGTGGCTCGGATCAAAGCGGTGCAAATGGCCTGCTCTGCAAGATTTTTCTGCTGTCCGGCTACGAGATTGGCTTCACGACCAGCGATAACTCCTACTTCCCGGTAGACGGTGCGAAGCTGTCCTACTTCGAGGCCGGAACCGGCACGTCCGCCAACAACAAGCGCATTGCGAAACTGAACGGCTCGGCTGACTACTGGTGTCTCCGCTCCCCGATCACCAACAACACCAGCTTGGTGTGGTTCGTCAACTACAACGGCGTCTGCGAGGCCAGCAAAGCATCCAGCTCGTCCGGCATCCGCCCCGCTTTGATTCTCCCGCAGGACATGGAAGTCGACAGCTCTGGCAATGTCACTCCGCCACCGCCCGCTACGCACAAAACGCTCGTCAACGGCACGGTCTACACCGTGCAGGGCGGTAAGTGCATGGTGGACGGCACTGTGTACAATATCCTCAAAGGCAGGACGCTTATCGGCGGGACGGGGTATGACATCAACTTTGAGCCGGATGTGAGCTTGACGTGGTACTTCAACGAAACCATTGATATAACGTCGCAGCCAGACAAATTCTGGGGGTATAGTAGCGGGATTGCTGTCAGCTTTGTGTCTGGCTATTATGGCTTTACCTACGACCATCTTATCCGAGACTACGACGACACTTACGGTGTAAGAACTTTAATCTACTATAGAAAGTCTACCGAGACCAGGGAACTCGCCTACCGAAACGGCTGGCGGGGGGAGGTATACCGCACCATCACTTTTGATGAATTACCCACCGGTGATCTCTTGACGTGGCTGCAAGCCAACGCCACGCCGCAATAAGAAAGGAGCAGCACATGAGTATCTACGTAAAAGTCAACAACACCGAATATCCCGCAGAGATCAACGGCAACCCCAAAGACCGCTCGTGGGGCGAGCGCGACACCAAGACCATCACGCTCACCATGTCCCACGACGCCGTGGCAGCACTGTTGCCCGACAACACGCCGTGGAGCATCGTGCAGCGCGAGACAGTGAACAAGCTCGACAACGACGGCAATCCAACGGGCGAGACCGAAGAAGTCGTCAACGAGTACGACAACAGCGAGTACAGTCTCGCGGGCGACATCACTGACCACCGCGACGGAACCGTATCTATCAAGATGGGCAAGCCTACAGAGACGGAGAACGCCGTCGGCGCGGTGGTCGCCCTCACGGGCGAGGTCGTGACCGTGGCGCGAGCCGCAGAGCTGCGCCCGATGATCGAGCAGGCCAGCGCGTCGCTCTCTGACGGCGAGGCGGCAAAGTCGCCCGAGCTGTTCCCGCGCTGGGCGGATCACATCGGCGAGACCGTCAAGCCCGGCGACCGCCGCAGCGATATGGACGAAAGCGGCGTGCTGCACGTCTACCGCGTCAATGATGGTCACGGTCACACTACTCAGGCCGACTGGCCTCCGCACAAAACTCCTGCACTATGGACTATCATCGACCTCGAGCATACTGGTACTCAGGATGACCCGATTCCGGCCGCTCGTGGCATGGAGTACGAGTATGGCAAGTACTACCTCGACAGCGAGGACGGCAAGACGTACAAGTGCGAGCGTACCGGCGAGGCCGCGGGCGGGAAGATCGTCTTGCAGTATCTTCCGCACGAATTGGTAGGGAACTATTTCACGGCGGTCTAAGGCCGCAGAAAGGGAGCGGGATATGGATAATGCAAAGCACTACGATGATGCGGCGATCGCGCTGATCGAAAGCCGATGCAAAAGCAATACGCACCGCATCAACGAGTTGCAGGAGCATCAAACGGCGCTTGACAGGCTGGCAACGTCGGTCGAAGTGCTGGCGACCAAGCAGGAGACCGTCGAGGGAGACGTCAAGGAGATCAAAGAGGACGTGAAAGCCATCACGGGTAAGGCGGGGAAACGCTGGGACGGGCTGGTCGACAAGGCTCTCGCGGCGCTGGCGGGCGCGTTTATTGCGTGGCTGCTGTCGGGTGTGGCCCTATGAAGAAGCTGAGAAAGCGGGACAAGTACGTCATCGCGGCAGTGCTCAACCTCTGCTGGTACTGCATTGCGGTGCTCGTATTGACCGCGCATGACAAGGTAGTGCCGGACAGCCTGACCGTCGCATGGTTCGCGGCGTGGACGGCAGAGCTCGGCTTGCTGGCTGGAATCAAAATCAAGGGAAAGGACGAATAACATGAACGAAAGAATCATCAAGCGTATCGCAAACCTTATGAGCGTCAAGAGCATCGTGACGCTGGTGCTGACTGGCGTATTCGCGTACATGGCCGTCACGGGCAATATCTCGCAGGACTTTATGACGATCTATGCGGTCATCATCGCGTTCTACTTCGGCACGCAGAGCCAGAAGACGCAGGACGTGATCGACAGCAAGGGTGACGGCGATGCTTAAAAGCGGAGATATCAAGTATCTGCGCGCGGACGTGCGGGCAAACTGCCTTATCTTTCTCGACCTGTGCAAACAGGCGGGCTTGCCCGCTAAAGTTACGGACACGGTACGCGATGATGAGTACCAGCGCTATCTTGTGAGCAAGGGCTACGCCCACAAAGACGCGATGCGCCCGACGTTTCACAGCGTCAAAGCGGGGCTGGCGTTCGACATCTGCAAGGATGTCGCGGGGCACGGATACGACGATCCGTCGTTCTTTGCCCGCTGCGGGCAGATCGGCAAGCAGGTCGGTTTCAGCTGGGGCGGCGACTGGAAGAAGTTCCCAGACCGCCCGCATTTCCAGTGGGACGACCACCTCAGATACACAGGGAGCATGATCTTGGCGGGCAAGTATCCGCCGGAAATGGAGGAGTACATGGATCAGGCAACATTTAACAAGATGATGGACAGCTACCTTGCGCAGCTGCGCACCAAGCCCGTCTCCACGTGGGCGGCGAAAGACTGGGCGGCGGCAAAGGCCGCGGGCATCACGGACGGCAGCGCCCCGCAGGGCCTTATCACGCGGCAGGAAGCCGTGACGATGATCCAGAGAGCAACAAAATAACGGTGTCCTAATCGGGCACAGGAAGGAGCACGGACGGCGAAAGCCCCCTCTGCAAGTCCAGCAATCAGGCATGGACAAAACACACAGAGCGATCCGAGCAAAGCTATCCTCTATGGCTCCCAAGCGGGCCGTGGCGTATATCCTATCGTTTGAGCTGCCAGCGGACGAGGCGGCGTGTATCATTGAGTGCGACGTGCGGCGGAAAAGCTACGCGCAAGTGTGCGACGCGCTGCACCTGTCGCCGGAGGCGGTCAACCGCTGCCGCAGACGGGCATACCAAAAAATCGCAGACGGACAAAGAGAGCACCGAGGTTAATCGGTGCTCTCTTTTTATGCTTATATAAGGTCTTTTGGATTTACGCCGAGAACGTCGGCAATGGCGATCAGGTTTCTGGCAGTCAGATTACCAGCGTCGGCCTCACCCAGTTCCACGCGCTGAATCTGGCGGCGGTTCACGCCGGATTTGATGGCGAGGTCGGTTTGCGTGAGGCCAGCCATGCGGCGTGACCATTCGAGTTTTGAGATCGGGCGGTTATGGCAGTCGCGCCCGTAATTGACCAGCGAACAGGCAGTGCAATCGCTTTCCGCAAACTGACAGTCCGGATATTTCTTTCCCATAATACACCTCAAGCGTCAAGCTCTTCCGCGCCGCCGTTACCTGCGTCAACCAGATCAACGATCTCGCGAAAACAAGCGGCAGGGTCTTCTTCGCCGCCCTCCCAGCTGTCCGCAATGGGGTCGCCACCATCTTTGAGAGCAGCCAGCGTGTCGAGCACGAGACCGCGATCAAAGTCACTCAGATAATAAACGCATTCGCCGTCTTCATTCAGAATGGCGAGATGCAGGCCGCCAGCGTTGTCTTCAAACATGCGATACGTGTACTTCATGGTCATTTCCTCCTGAGGTTTTCCCTCTTGTTTATGTCCCCTATTGTACGCTAATATTAGCGCTCAGTCAAGAGGCTTTTGAGGATTTTGCAAAATATTTTTTGACCAAATGATGACCAAAGGATGACCATTTGCTGGGCGCGATCCACGGTATGATTGAGGCAACAAAAGGAGGTGCGGCGATGTACGACCGACTTTTAGCACTGGGCTTTACTGAGCAAATGGCAATGGACATTTTGGCACTGTTTCCTGACCCTGACGAGCTGCGTACTTACGTTTATTTTGCGGAGCTTTTCCATGTATAGCTATTTCAACCCAAACCCCGCAGGGCGCAACGTATCGGACTGTACCGTGCGCGCGATCTGCAAGGCGACGGGCAAAGACTGGGGCAAAGTCTATTTGTCGCTCTGCATACGGGGATACTTGGACGGCGATCTTCCCAATGCAAACGCCTGTTGGGGCGCGTATCTGCGGTCTCTCGGCTATCGGCGCTATATCATGCCGGACACTTGCCCGGACTGCTACACGGTCGGTAAGTTTGCCGATGAGCACCCGCGCGGGACGTATATTCTCTCCCTCTCTGGGCATGTGGTCTGCGTGCAGGACGGTGTAATTTACGACAGTTGGAACAGCGAGAACGAAATCCCGCTTTATTACTGGGCAAAAGAAACGGAGGAATGAACATGGCATATCCCTATTTCAACCCCTATTATCCGCAGCCAATGCCAGACAACCTCATGCAGATGCGGCAGATGCAGCAGCCACAAATGCAGCCCATGCAGCAGCCTATGTCGCAGCCAGTGCAACAGAACCCCATCGCACAGGGCGGCGTGCAGTGGGTAAGCGGCGAGCAGGAGGCGAGAGGCTATCTCATCGCGCCCAACTCTGCTGTGGCGCTGTGGGATTCTACCGCGCCGACTGTGTATCTCAAGCAGGCGGATGCAAGCGGCAAGCCAACGCTCAAGATTTATGACCTCGTAGAACGCGCAGAAACGCCCCGCACAGCGCCGCAGGAAAAGGGCGTGGAATTTGTCACCCGCAAGGAGTTTGACGCACTGGCGGCTCTTGTGGGCGAAATAAAGGGCAAGAAGAAGCGCAAGGAGGACGATGACGATGACTAATCCGTTTATGGCCGCGCTGGGCGGCGGGCAGATGCCGGGGCCGATAAGTGAGCTGATGCAGCTCAAACAGAAATTCCAACAGTTCCAAAGCGGCTTTCAGGGAAACCCAAAAGAAGAAGTCAATAAGCTCCTGCAATCTGGTGCGATGAGCCAGCAGGAGTTAAACCAACTGCAATCTATGGCAAAACAGTTTGAGCATTTATTCCATTGATCTTATCGTGGCCGCGATTTGATAAATAAAATTTATGAAAGGAGAGATAATATGTCTCTTTCCGACGGTGCCCCCATGATGACTATGCCGGTCGCCCCCGCAAACAATTACGGCGGCGGTATGGGTATGTGGGGCGACAGCTGGATCTGGATTATCGTTCTTTTCCTCTTCGGCTGGGGCCGCAACGGATTTGGCAACGGTAACGGCGGCGGTGTGATGGACGGCTACGTTCTGACATCTGACTTTGCGAGCGTTGAGCGCAAGCTCGACAGTATTGCAAATGGCATTTGCGATTCCACCTTTGCGTTGAACAATGCCATTACTGGCGGCTTTGCTACGACCACACAGGCCATCAACACCGGCTTCGGCAATGCCGAGCTGTCCCGCAGCAACCAGCAGGCGGCGCTCATGCAGCAGCTCAACGCCATGCAGATGCAGGCCGCAAATTGCTGCTGCGAGAATCGCGCGGCTATCGCGCAGGTGCGCTATGACATGGCGGCGCAGGCGTGTGACACGCGCAACACCGTGCAGAACGCCACGCGCGACATCATTGACGCGAACAACCAGAACAGCCGCGCCATCCTCGACTTCCTGACGCAGAGCAAGCTGTCCGACCTCCAGACCGAGAATCAGAATCTAAAACTGGCGGCATCTCAGGCCGCGCAGAACAGCTACCTGGTATCCCAGCTCCGGCCTTCTCCCATTCCGGCCTACACGGTGCAGAACCCCTATTGCTGCAACCAGTTTGCCTGTTGCGGCTGCTGACAACTGCATAGCATAGCTTTTTGTTGGCGATTTTGTTGACGTCAACAAAATGGTCGGCCCCGTGCCGATACTGACAACAACGCGGCGGGGCAATAGCTCCGCCGCTGTATTTTAAACGGGTCGATTTCGACCCCTTTAGGAAGGAATGATTTTGTGAAAACGGTTGACGAACTTAAGCAGGAATTTGTCGATCACATTGCAACTCTGGACAAGAGTGAAATGAGCATGTACGATCTTAGCAATTATGCCGATCTTTTGCGTAAAGCGGACGAATTATTTGCGCCCAGCTACGCGGAAATGGTCGCAAATGGTGCGTTTGCCCCTTTTGGGGCAAATCAGAGAAAGGAGTGATACCAGTATGGCTGAGTTTAGTAATTCTAGCATTGCTTTGGTCCCTGCCGGGCAGAACGTCCCACTGACCGAAACGGCGGTCAATAGCAAGCCCTGTATCGTGCATCGTCAGGGCGCAGGCGTTGTCACGCTTCGCGGCCTCACCAATCAAAATCGCGCCCTGTTTAGGGTCTCCTTTGGCGGCAACATCGCTATTCCCACTGGAGGCACGGTTGAGGCCATCACGGCAGCGCTTGCCATTAACGGAGAGCCGCTGACCAGCGCAACGGCGACTGTCACGCCTGCGGCGGTAGAAAACTACTTTAACATTTATGTTTCCGCACAGGTCTGCGTCCCGAAAGGCTGCTGCCTGACGGTCGCAATGGAAAACACCAGCACTCAGGCCGTCAACTTCGCCAACTCGAACCTGACGGTTGAGAGAATCGCATGAAAGGAGAATGGACATGAGCAAGAAAGCAATGTATGATCTGCGCAATATGCTGTGCGACGAACTCGACGCGCTGGCACGCAAGGGCGAGCTTGGCGCGGGGGACCTTGAGATCGCACACAAGATTACCGATACCATCAAAAACATCGATAAGATCGAGATGTTGGAGGACGACGGCTATTCTCGCGATGAAGACTATTCTCGCCGCTATTCCCGCGACGGAGACTGGCAGTCGGGTATGCGCGACGCTTATGACCGCGATATGTCCAATGCGAGACGCGGCACGCATTATGTGCGCGGCCACTATTCCCGTGACGGTGCGATGGACAAGATGAAACGTCAGTTGCAGGAGATGCTTGACGATGCCGACGATGAAAGCATTCGCAGAGCTATCCAGCGCTGCATGGACACGATTGAGGGCTAAAGGGGGTGCGCCCCTATGGTCGACGAGAACGAGGTCAAGCGCTGGATAGCTCGCCTTGAAACGGAAGAATCAAGCTGGACAAACTATGAGCGCCTTGCCGTGCTGTATGCTATCCGTGACCAGCAAAGCGGCATCAGGGAGAGAGCTTTGCCAACGGCATACTCTGCAGCGCCCGCGCCGGTCAACGTCGAAACATACGGCGACAGCGATTTTCTGCGCGCAGTGGCAGATGTTCCACCGGACAAGGCGTGGGAGATCATGGACGAGCTGATGGACAGTTTGAAAATTGTAAACGAGCGCGTCTATAATAGCGTCATGCGCAAACTGGAAAAGTAAATTGTAGACGGAATTGCAGATGAGTTACAAAAAACCTTGTAATATCAATGCTTTTGCGGATTCGGTTGCGGGTTCGACTCCCGCCGCCTCCACCAATGAAAAAACCTCGCAGTCTCAACGGCTGCGGGGTTTTTCTTGTATTTGCAAGGGTTTTTAGGCTTGGCTATTTGCGCATTACTTGCGATATTTGCAAGTCATCTTCCGTTAAAACAGCGTTTTTGCAGATGAATTGCAGATGAAATTACAGATGAAATGCGGATTCAAAAAAGCCGTCAACGGCATCTGCCACTGCTACGGCTTTATCATCCATGGTGTGCTGATATACGTTTTTAAGCATGTTGTTTGTGGAGTGCCCCATGCGCTCCATTGCGTATTTGTCGGGGACATTGAGCCTGAGCATGACCGACGCGTTTACATGGCGGAGGTCGTGGAAGCGGAACGGCTGGACTCCGCAGCGGACACACGCGCGTTGCAGATGCTTATACAGGACATTTCTTGTTGCATGGACAACATACTCATCTGTGTGCGGAGCCGCGTTAAACAGCCCCATAATATACGGCGGCACTTTTAGTTTTCTGTTACCGCTATAGGTTTTAGGCTGCTTGAGCTGCGGGCCGTCCTCACCGTCTACCATTGCTTGCTTGATCGTCAGGATATCACCGTCAAGACAATCCCATGTTAGACCTCTGATCTCCGATGTACGGAGGCCGAGCCAGACGGCCAGCAGGAAAGGCAATTCAAAGTCAGTTCCTTTGCAATCCTCGTGTAGAATTCTAATCTCGTCCATGGTAGGGATTTTGATTTTAGGCGCTTCCTTCTGCGGCAAAGATATCCGGAACACCTTATCGGGGCATTCCTCCGACATTGCCGCCGTAAATAAGCCGTAAGCGTTGCGGACGTATTTTGGGGACTTTTCCCGCGCCATCTTATTCACGGCACGCTGCACGCGATCCTGCGTCAACGCAAAGCACTTAACGCTCATCAGCTCCGGGAAAACCACCTTGCGGAGTTTTCTGTACCCGTTGACGGTGGAGGGGGAGAGTATCGCGTCCTTGCTGTCAATATATCGGTCGATAGCATCACCGACCGTGCGCTCAGACACACGAGCGGCAGACTTCGCGCCGGACTTCAATGCAGCGGCTTCATTCTCCGCTTGCCTTTTGGTAGGCGCTGTGACGGACACGCGCTTTCCGTCTACCATGACACTGACATTCCAGTTGCCGGATGGCAGTAGTTTTGCTTTCGGTATCTTCATCAAATTCCCCTCCAAACAATGTACAAGCACCATGCGGCCAGCAGAACGATAATGACAAACATTATAGCAATCACGCCGTTGCGGATACGGACACCACGCCGCATGATCTCAATCATATCTGCTTTTGCGTCAACGTGGCGTTCCAGTTCATCATTCCGCGCTTGCAAAGTTTCCTCGGTCGGCGTCAAGTGTTCGGAAATCCCGAACACCTCATCAAGAGAGATGCCAAGCACCTTGCAGATCGCAGCGACTGTGTAAACTGATGGGGACTTAGATGCGCGAGAGAAAAAATTTTTTACTGTTTGCAACGGTAAGCCTGCTTTGTCGGCAATATCTTGATGCGTTAGTCTTAACAAGTCTTTTTGCTCCTGACATCGTTTCTGAATGTTCACTTAACATCATATCCTTTCAGTGCAAATGTTGCACTTTTTTGTAGCAATGAAATTTGCCGAAAGTTGTCAAAGGGTCAAATCTAAGCCTTGAAAGTGCGGTGCTTGGTGCTGTACGGTCAAGACATGCAGCGGCGACCGCTTCCCGCTGGCTGCAAAAAGGCACTGCCGTTTGTTGCAGAGGGCGGCAGTGCCTTTACTTCGAAATATTGATGCTTGCCCCGCTATGTGCGACAATCGACATATAGCCCCGTTACTATAATTACTTGGAGGGACACAAAATGTTGTGTAATAGTGCGAAAGATGGTACAATAAAAAAACAGATTATGCGGAAAGGCAATAAACCCAGTACGAACGATCAAAATTGCCTTGAGAGCTTGCGCAAACAAATCCTTGAAATGATAGACCAGTTAACCCCTGCGGATTGCGCAGAAGTATTTTCAAAATTAAAAGAAAGAGGTGTGCTATGAAGAGCTACGAGTTTGACATTTCCAAACTGGCAGAGAACAGCATCATCATGAAAGGCCAGATCAACGACGTTGTATTTGGATTGAAGGAAATCTCAGACAAGATTGACACGCTGATTGCACTCAAGCAAGTTGAATTATCACTCCTGCAACAGCAGCGAGCGCCGCAATGCCAGAAAAAACAGCAGTAATAATAAACCGCATTTTCTCGCGGCGTTCCTTTTCGCCTTGATCTTTTTGCTGCCGCTCATGGTCTTTCCGCTCCGCTTCGGTTTTCATGCGGTCTTGCGGATTCGATGGGTAGAAAGTAGACATTACATCAGCTCCCGCATTTTTTTACTAAGCTCATCGAAAACGGCCAGCGCCGTATCTTTATCGGTTATTTCCCTGACAGCTTTAATAAGCGCGTCCTTTTCGCCCTCGCCCTCTGTGGCGGGGGCTTCTTTTATGCCCTCGGCCTCGACCAGTTTCCGCACCGTCTCAATATCCTCTAAGCACTTGGCGGTTTCTTCCGGGGTTTCCCCCTCGCGCAGAAGGATTTCGTCTGGTGTGGTTTTCAGCAGGATACAAATAACAGCAGCTTCTTTCGGAGAAGGGAGATTGCTATTCCGCTTCCATTCGCTAACCCATTTTGTTGTTCTGGTTGTCCCCATTTTTTTATTTAGTTCTTCGCAAAATATCGTGTTGTTCCTATATATTTTTTTAATCAAAAATACTATTTTTTCATAGTTAATAAAAACAACGTCCCTTTTTGCCACAGTAGTTACCTCTAAAAGTTTAATTCAAAAAATCAACATAGTCGGTAAACTTCCACATGCAGTCATAAAGCGTGAAAAGTTTTCCGTCTGTTCCGATAGTCTTTATTGTTGATATTAAAAATGAGCGACCAACAACAGAAAAATTGAATTCTGCAAATTTCCCATGTTTCCAACAATGAATGCATGCTTTGGAAAGTTCACCGTTAACGGAATAATAAAGCTCTCCAATATAGTTTTCTTCGTCAAATGACTTGATACTATCTCTTATGGTACTGAAAAATGCAATTAGAGGATATTGGTTCCGTTTTTTGGTTTTTGTTCTTGGGGCATAAATTAAATAACTTCTTGGTAAATCATCGGCATGAAGAACAGGACCAAAATCAAAACAGATTGAGTTAAAATTTATTTGGTAATCAGATGGAATTATTTTTTCAATTTCGTTATCTTGTTCTAAATCATGCAACGTGCTAAGATGATAATTTATTTCATTTATCGCAAGGCTTAATGTTCTTTTGTTGTTTAAGTTGTATGCTGCCCACGCCTTATTCTCTCCAATATACGAGCAGTTACAAATTTGATATGGTAAAAAGGGGAAATAAGTCATTCCCTCTTCAATGACTTGGCTCATTTTTAGCCAATCGTTTTTAGATAGCACATCTTTCTCACAACGATAATTTACTAAAATTGCTATTTTTGAAGGAGGCGCAGATTTAACTTCTTTTGGTTCAACATATGCAGCAGGCGAATCGTTTGACTCTGGTTTTTCCGCATAATATTCTTCATAGCTTCCACTCCAAGAAAGCCCAAAGCGACCTAAAAAATTATCTAAAACTCCCATAGCCCAAATATTTTTTCAAAACCGCCAATTAAAGGCGGTTATTTTTGTGCACACCGTCAACGAAGAAAATTCGTTGATGGTATTGACTAACGAAAAAAGTTCGTTTATAATAGCCTTACAGAACTTAATTAAGGCAACAAAAAACCAAGCCCCCAACGGATTTCTCGTTTTTGCGGACTTATAACCGATATTTTGTTGGCTGACACTTACATAATAGCGGTGTTGGTTGCGTTTGTCAATATAAAGTTCTGAACTTTATAAGGAGGAGAGAACGCTTGGAATTAAAGGCAATCCGAGAAAATGCCGGTTTGCGGCAGGAAGACGTAGCAAAGAAACTCCGTGTAAGAGTTTCCGCGGTGTCTAACTGGGAACGCGGTGTGAATGGTATTGCAAGCAAGTACATTAGACCGCTGACCAGATTGTACGGTGTGACCGAAACGGAAATCAGATCGGCATCGGGAGCCGCACAGGCTGCAAGAGCAGATAAGGCGATGAGACCCAGCGAAGAGAACTAACACACAACAGGAGGAAATGAAAGATGAAAGAACTCAAAGTTAAATTAACGTTTATCGAGCCGATTCTCGGAACCAGCCCCGCGAACCCTGATATCTACCGCGAGTTTATCGGTAGTCACGCGCCGGATGCGGCGAGCGTGGAGGACGAGGTTGCGGCGCTGGGAGCGGACGCGGTTGCCGAAAAGTCCATGACCATTTTCCCGCGATTGAACGACGGTACGCCGTTTTTGTACGACTACCAGATCAAGGGCTTTTTCAAGGACACCTGCGGCGGTCTGCGCAAGGTCAAGGATTCGTCCAGCAGCAAAATCAAGGCTTACAAGAAGGAAATCGACAAGCTGATTTTCCCCGAGCCGCGCACCATTCCAATTCTCTTTGACGGCGAGATCAAGGAGTGCCAGCGCCCGCTGAGAGCGCAAACGGCGCAGGGCGAGCGCGTCAGCCTTGCAATGAGCGAGGAAATTCCAGCCGGGGCAACGTGCGAGTTTACGGTGGTATGCCTGTGCGACGACCATATCGACGTTGTGCGCGACTGGCTGGATTACGGAAGATTCTCCGGCATTGGCCAGTGGCGCAACAGTGGAAAAGGCCGATTCCGCTGGGAGGAAATCGAGTAACGCAACGGAGTGGCATGGACGCGCCTTGCACGGCCTTGAACAGCGAGGATTAGCCCCGGAAAGCAACGGAATGGTTTTGCCGGGAACAGCGTTGACGAGCAACGGCAATGCGGAGATAAGTCTTGCGATGAGATGTGATGGCGAAGAATAGCTGTGATCAGCAAAGGAGTAGCCTCGACTGGCTCTGATGTGCTATGGCATGGAATTCCCTTGATTAGCAATGGAATCGCTTCGCAATGCGAAGCGTAGCACAGCATTGGTAGCGAGTAGCAGGGACCGGAGAAGCAACGGAACAGCAATGATGTGAACTGTACAGCATTGGAAGGCAACGCAATGGAAGAGACACGCATAGATATGCAGAGGAATAGTTCAGCGAAGTGATGCAGCGGAGTTGCGACGTTTCGCTGTGAACCGATTTGTAATGCAAAGAAAATGCCCCGCCCAATGTTGCAGCATCGAGCGGGGCGGGTGGGACAAATCTCAC